GAATAAAGTAATGTAGGATCAGACAGAAATATGAAATTATTATTGCAACACTAAATAGAACATATGCAAAGAAACAAAAAATAAAAAAATTCTAAATAGGGAATACTTAAATGGACAATGAAAAGAAACAAAAATTAACAAAATGGAAAAATGAACCAACGCTTGAAGATTTAAAATATGATCTCAATGGTTCACGTCCATATCAACGAGATGCAATAGACAATATTCGCGAATGGCGAAAACTATTAAACGCAGAGTGCGATATTAAAACACACAAAAATAAGAGCAAAGCTCAACCAAAACTTATACGCAAACAGGCAGAATGGAGATACCCTCAATTAGAGGATCCATTCCTGAACACAGATGATATGTTTACAATTAAGCCAAGAACGGCAGAAGATGTAAATGCGGCAAAACAGAACCAATTGGTTCTCAACTATCAATGGTCTGCAAAAGTAAATAGAAATAAGATAGTAACAGACACTGCACGATCACTCTATGATGACGGGACAGTTATTGTAAAAACAGGATGGGAATTCGAAGAAAAAGAAATCGTTGAGATAAAAGATGTTCCGATATATGCTTCCCCAGAAGATGCTGTAAAATTCTTAAGTGCTGCCGTAAAATCAGGAAAGATTTCTCAAGAACATGCTGATGAAGTTATAAACCGTGGAATACGAATTAAAATTGGTTCTGAACCAAAAAAAGTAAAAACAAGAAAAGTAATAAAAAATCAACCAACATATGAAGTCAGAGATATCGAAAATATCATAATAGACTCTACAGCAAGAGGAGATATTTCAAAAGCAAACTTCATAATAGATGAATACGAAACTACTTTTTCTGATCTGAAAAAAGATGAATATAAAATTGTTGAAGAATTTGATAATGACGGAAATGTCATCAATAAGCATAGCGTTGGATATTATAAAAACCTCGACGAAGTTAAAGCAAAAATACTATCGAATAAAAACGACACTAACCCAGTTGAGCTTTCATCTGACGAAGAAAAGGATTTACGACCGTCATTTAATATGAAAGATATTGCACGCAAGAAAATAAAAGCATATGATTACTGGGGATATTGGGACATAAACAAAAACAACTCACCTGAAATAATTGTAGCAACATGGGTAGAAGATGTTTTGGTTAGGCTAGAAAAAAATCCATACCCATTCGACGAATTGCCATTTTCTGTTGCCCAATATATGCCAGATAGAGATAGTATATATGGAACACCAGATGCAGAATTACTCAAAGAGGATCAAAAATCTATTGGACAGCTAACAAGGGCTGCGCATGATATTATTGCTGAGCAAGCAATTGGTCAGACACTTATTGATGAATTCTTTTTTGCTTCTCCACTACAAAAGCGCAATTATGAAAATGGCAATACTGCATACTTTAGATCGGGGAAGGATCCAAGAGCATCAATATACAAAAAGAATGCTGACCAGATACCTAATTCCATATTCAATATGATTGACTTTGTAAATAATGATGCGGAATCACTTACCGGAACAAGAGCTTTTGCACAAGGCGTTGGTTCCAAATCTCTTGGAAATGTTGCTGCCGGAATTAGAGAGAGTAGTAATGCTGCATCGCAAAGACTCTTATCAATTCTTCGTAGATTAGCTGTAGATATCTTTGTTGATATTGCAAGAAAAACAATAAAGATGAACAATGTGTTCCTTGAGGAACAAGAAGTTGTTAGAATTTCCGATGATGAGTTTGTTGCAATTGACAGAGATTCGCTTAAAGGTGAGTTTGACTTAATTGTTAAAATCGATACGCCAGAACAAAGAAATGAGAAGGCCCAACAACTCACAACGCTTATGCAGACAAATGCGGCGAGTATGGATCCAAAACTTCAAACAATGATTTATGCAAAAATAGCAAATTTATGGGGAGAAAAAGATCTTGCAAAAGAAATAGAAAACTATCAGCCGCAACCAGATCCTGCTCAGGTTCAGCTACAGAAATTACAACTTGAAAATGCAATGCTTGAAAACCAGCGTTTAAAAATTGAAATTGCAAAAACAGCCAAAGATATTGAATCCGAAAATTCAAAGATAGAAGAAAGGATAAGTAGAATTGCCCAAAACCTTAATTCAGAAACAGCAGAAAACAAAGCAAAGGCAAGACTCGAAAACGCAAAGGCAGGATTGATAGAAACACAAATAGACGAAAAGAAACTTAATATTGATAATATGAAGAGTGGAAAATCGTTAATGGAAAGCCAGTTGAATAAACAGGCAGATTTTGTTGCTCAAAATGAAATAGAAAAACTAAAACATAAGCATCAAATTGAATTAGAAGCATTGCGAAGTGCCATAAAACTAAAAGAAAAAGAGTTGGACCTCGTATCATCGAGTATAGACAAGATGGCTGATGCTGTACAAAAAGGTGAACCGGTTCATTTAACAATAGCTGAAATACAAAATAAGAAAATGATGCAACATGCGCTTGATAATATGAATAAAAAACACGAAAATGGAGTTAGATTATGAGTGACAATGTGATAAATATATTTGATAAAGCAAATGACTCGCTCCAAGATACAAGAGCGATAGACGAGAAAAAGAAAGCAACTGACGATGCAATAAGGTTTGGCTCCACATTAAAAAATGAAATAGAATCAGAAGCGAAAAAAAGAATTCCAGACTATGTGAGGATGAGACAAGCATACGATAACGTTATGAGTGCAGATCCAGAGGCGTTGGCAAACATGGATAACGATGAGCTACATAATGCTATGATGCATGAAATAATGACGGGAAAAGCGGAGGCAGACAATCAAGCACAATTTGCAGTAGAATTTAAAAAGAAAACAGCACAAGCATTATCAGCACAAGAAAAAGACTTCTACTCTGCATTATCACTTGCAGATAAGATGGATGAAATGTATCAATCAGGAGAAGACCCACAAAAGCTTAAGAAATTATACGAATCGTTGAATCCTGGTGTTCAAAAACATATCGCAAAAATAAAAACAATTAGACGAAATATGGGAACCAATTCGAATAACAAGACAACAATGAAAGCAGTATCTGAGACCGTAAGCGCAAGAACAGCATTTGCAGAATCGGATAAAATAACACAAATAGCTCAAGATATTTTATCATCTATTAATAAATATTGACAATTAATGGATATCAATATTATATTTTTGAGATTTTTTTGATATAATAGCGACAGCACGACGATGCAGTTGCTATATAACAGTAAATCGTGACTAAAAAAAAATACGGAGATGAGCAATGGGAACAGAAATTGTACCAACCTCAGAGATTCTTGACGAAATAAAGCACGTTGAAGCAAAAATCAAAGAAGTGAAAGATGAAATATCATTTGCTGAAAAAATTGAAGCACTTCATGACAATGAAGTATTCCAAGATGTGATTATCGAAGGGTACTTCGAAAAAGAAGCTCAAAGGGTATTTGGACTTCTCGTAACACCAACAACACTTAAGCGCGATGCGATTGAAAATACAATGGATAAACTATCCAGTATAAGAAATCTCAAGTCGTTTTTTGCCATGCATTTGCGCAACTTACAATCAAATCAAGAAGTACTTGATGACCTCGAAACCTATCTCGCAAACCTGAGAAACAGCAATGGAGGTTCAGATGAGTAAGTCTATTACTGATGAGGAAGTTGAAAGCATTATGGATTCACTAATTTCTGGTGATGAAATTGATGTTGACACAGAGCAAGAGGCAGGCGGCGATACTGAATCTATCGATGACGAAGAAAATTATGATGATGACATTGATTCGGAAGACGAACATGAAGATAGTGTTGGCGATAGTGATGTTAATACTGATAGCACTCTTGGTTCCGATGATGAGAACAATAGTGATGATAATTCTGACGACATCGACGATTCTGAATCTGATGCAGATAATGAAAATGATGAAGATAATGAATCTGATGAGGATGGAGGGTCACAGGGAGCAAATAATCAAGAGCAAGCTGATGAAGATTTCAAGAAAAAGTATGAAGAGCTTGCAAAAGATTATGAAAGAGTAAACAAGTTCTATCAACGTGTAACCTCTCCATTTAAAGCAAATGGACAGGAAATAAGAATTGATGATCCAGAAAAAATTATTCGTGGACTTCAGATGTCCGTTGGATATACTGACAAAATGCGCAAATTCAAGGAATATAGACCCTTCCTTACTCCATTAAGGGAGAAAGGAATTCTTGATAATCCTGAAAAATTCAATACATTAATTGATGCAATGGAAGGAAATAAGGACGCACTCAAAAAACTTATTTCAGATGCCAACATCAACCCAATGGAATTGACTTCCGACGACACGGATACTGAATATACGCCAACCGATTACACTGCTAATGATTTTGACATTGCATTTGAAGATCTAATGGACAGTTCGAGACAAGCTGGTATAGAACAGCCACTGGTCGATAAGGTCCTAAAGACTTGGGATGATGCAAGTATTGCTGAACTTGTAATGGACAAGCAATCAGCGTCAGATATCGTACAGCAAATTGATAATGGAGCGTTTGATTTAGTCCAAAAACGAATTCGAGAAAAAGAGGTTTTTGATCCAGCCTTTACAGAAATGCCTGCCATAGAAAAATACAGAAATGCTGCATCCGAAGTTGAACAGGAGTTTATAGACTTCCTCGAACAAGAAGCCTTAAATGGTAATCCAGATGCACAATATGGATATGAACTTGCAACAGGCAAAAGTGTACAGCCGGAACCAAATAATACAGCTGGCTTTGATGAGGCGCAGATACAAGCGGAAATGGAACGTATAGTCCAAGAGCGAAAGTATGCTGCAAAAATTGAACAGCAAAAGCAATCAGAACAAAAACGATCAAAAGCTGCGTCCTTTAACAATAAGCGGACACGAACAAATAAGCGTGGAAAACAGGAACCAGTAGATCCAATGGATCTTAGTGATAGTGAAATTGAAGACATTCTCAGTTCACTTATCTCTGGGTAATTGTTCAAGCGTAAGAAACAAACAAGGAAAACAGAACAATGAAGTTCAATAAGGGTGGATCTGGAGCTAATCAATCTACGATTGGCGTTCAGTTTAATGACAAATTTTGGTCAAAAGGTGCTGTAACCGAAGCAAAGAAAAAGAAAACTTTCTCCCAAATGGGCGACAAGCTGACTCAGCCGAAAAACTTCGGAGATAAGATCGTAAAATACCATGAGTTTCCGATTCTCCACGAAAGCAATATTACTGATCAGGGAATTGATGCTAACGGTGTTAAAGTCATCCCCAGTGCATGGTATGCTTATGCTACAGACGGTAGCCGTATCATTACGAATGCAGATACTGATCCAGATGCAGCGGGAGTAAACCAAGGATATACTACCCGCGAAAAAGCTTGGACTGAAGCTGATGCGGTTGGTGGAACAATTATGACAGGCCAAGCAAACCTCTTTGGTGGTTCCCGTGATATTCTTGTGCAGGATGGTTCATTCCCAATCCTTAGCGAAGAAGGCGGACGCGTAAACCGCGTTGGAATGAAACGTGAAATGCTTGAAGCGACTGTCGAAGAATATGGATTCTTCCTCTCCTTTACTAAG